ACTGGTATCCGTTCAGTGTGAACTTCTCAGATAATGAAGGACGTCAGTTCTCTTTCACCATCTACGCCATAAGCCGCGAGCACGCCTCCTACGTTGTACAGGAGATACGGGAAACGGCAACACTCGGTGATCAGTTAGTAAGCATCACCAAATAGACAACTCTATGCGCATCGCACGCGCACATCTAAGAAAGTCTTTCAGCTGTGAGCCTGGGCAAACCGTTAACTTTCGGCGGCTTTGCCGTGCGACAGGCTCACGCCTAAAAGGAAATAAATCATGGGTCAGAAAATCATTACGTTGTCCGGCGCTGCGACGGATGTTCTTTATGCGCTGTTTTTCCGTGGCGCGCTTCAGTCTGGTGACCTGCCAGCTAAATCTGGTGCTGCTGAGCTTCGGGAGCTGGGATTCGCTGAAACACGCCATACCGCGACGGAGTATCAAAAGGAAAATTATTTCACCTTCCTGACTGCTGAAGGGCAGGAGTTTGCTATTAAGCACATGGTAAATACGCGCTTTGGTGTACCTACCGGTGGTTATATCGGCTCACCTGTAGATAAGCCGGGGGGAGATATCCGTTGCTGTTGCCCAATAGAAGGCATTAGCTGGGGCTGGTTTGTCGATAAATCCGGACAGGCATACATCCACAAGGCGCTGATCGGCGATGGCGTATTGTCTACGAGTTATAACGTGAAGATTAATGCTGACGAAAAAGGAAAAGCGCCAGAGACAGCCTTACAGCAGGCCATTAAAAAGGTTGTGGACGAAACTGTGCAACAAGCAATGCAGCCAGGCGGCAAGATCTGGAATTCCTTGAAGCGTAGATTCTGACGGGAGGTTTTATGCAGGTAACTATTGATGGTGTCCCATACGCTCCCGCCAGCGTCGTTTCATCACGGATCGGCATTGCCATTTCGACGCATCAGCGTGCAGACGTTTTAAAACGAGCACTCGAACAGCACATGAAGCATCTTCCCGCCGGCGCGCTGGTGGTGGTTGTCGATGATGGTTCAAAACCTGCAGCGGTAGTTCCCCACGGCGTGCAGCTGCTTCGCCATGAAACATCACTCGGCATTGTTGCTTCGAAGAACACCAGTCTGTCAGCCTTGATGGATGCCGGGTGCGAGCATCTTTTTCTGTGGGATGATGATGCCTGGCCGATTGCTGATAACTGGCACCTCCCTTACATCCAATCACCAGAGCCGCACTTAGCTTACCAGTTTCTCGATCTGGCTGGCCGCAATAAGTTGAATGACCTTTCGGTGCTTTACCGTGACGATCAGCATGTGGCGTATACCGGGCAGCGCGGCGTGATGCTGTATTACCACCGCAGCGCCATCGAGAAGGTGGGCGGATTCGATCCGGTTTATGGTCGCGGCATGTACGAACATGGTGACCTCGCCCTGCGCATCCATAATGCTGGCCTGACGACATGGGCTTACGGTGATGTCGTCGGTTCAGAAAAGCTGATTCATTCTCTCGATGAGCATGAGGCCGTAGAGCGTTCAGTACCGAGGCCCGACCGCCAGGCGCTGGTGGAACGTAACGTGAAGATCCACAACGAACGACGTGATACCGGCTTTACCGGTTACGTTGAATACCGGAAGCAGCACGACGTGGTAATCACAACGTTGCTTACCAGCCAGCCAGACCCGCAGCGCGGCACGAAAATGACGGCCTCGCCTGACATTCTGAACAGGTGGGCGGCATCGCTTCGAAATTGTGGCCGTATTGCGCTGGTGGATGAATTACTGACGGCCCCAGCAGATGTTGAGCTGTATCTCGTACCTGACGTGAAGATGAATGTCTACTTTCGTCGCTGGCTGCACATCTGGCAGCACCTGCGAGATCACCCGGAATACCGGTTCGTCTGGTGTACTGATGGTACCGATGTCGAAATGCTTCGCGCGCCGTGGGAAGAAATGGAGTCCGGGAAAGTTTACGTCGGTTCTGAACCGAAGACCTACGCCGACACCTGGGCAAAGCAGAATCATCCTGAGCGTATCTATCAGGAGTTCATCGAAGCGCACCGCAACGATGTGATGCTAAACGCTGGTCTGCTGGGTGGTACCCGCGCTGATGTAATGGCGTTTGCCCACGGCATCATCCGTCTTTACTACCGGATCGAGAGTTATCGTTTCTGGAAGAAAGAACAGGCTGGCGCCGCGGTGGGGGATATGATCGCTTTTGGCATTGTTGCTAAGTCTTTTGGCGATCGCATTGTCACCGGACCGCGCATCCATACAGTGTTTAAGTCAGAAGGAATCGGTAAAGAGTACGCATGGTTCAAACATAAGTAAGAGAGGAAATTATGGTAAGCAAAACACTAGTTAAGAGTAAAAGCGGCAACAAATCTAGTTGCCGCAGCCAAGAATTTTTCAGAGTGCCTACAGGTAAGATATTTATATCTTCTGCAAGTATTGAAAAATTAGTTTGTTTTTACGGAGTCAAGAATCTTCAGTAAAGCTTCTTTTGCATGAGTGTGAGCCTCAACCATCGACGGGTCACTAACAGAAGTTGATTTAATAAAGTTTGCAATAACTTCTTTGTTGTTTGAGCCAACAACAAATGCGCTGAATGTCTGAGCAAGCAGTTCTGTCAGCGCGTAATTTTTGCGTAAAACGTCATCAATCCGTTCAAACTGTTCTGAAACGCTATATCCACTCATTTCCTTTCCTTCGTCAGAGGTAATCAGCCATCACTCTGCACATGTGTGCGCCAGTGTCCCACCACTGACGGGCTGAGTGCTTACCTTAACCAGGGTTAAAGCGAAGTAACACCCTGATATTCAGACAGTAGCCGCCATCGTGCGGCTTTTTTTATGGGCGAAGGAAATTATCTATGACTAGATTCTGCAATGTTTCCGGATGCTGCAATAAAGTTTTAGCGCGCAACCTATGCAACAAACACTACATTCGGATGAGGAAATTTGGCGATCCTCTCGCCGGGAAAAACAGGTTTGCCTCACCTGAGGTGAGATTTGAATTTAGTACCGAGATATCAGGTGAGTGCTTACTGTGGACCGGTGCAAAAAACAGCAAAGGATACCCACAACTAAAATCGGAAGGCCGCATCATTTCAGCCCACCGATATGCCTGGGAAAGAGAAAAAGGCCGAATACCTGACGGAATGGAGATTGACCACATTTGCCGCAATAGAGCATGTGTGAATGTAAATCATCTTAGGTTGGCTACTCGCTCTCAGAATATGCAAAATCTTTCACTTGCCGGGAGAGCCGAATCAGGTGTGAGAGGTGTATATAAGGACGGAAATATGTGGCGGGCCACTCTGTTCAACTGTGGCGAAGTGGTGTGGCAAAAATGGTTTAAAAATCTTTCTGACGCAGAAAAAGAAATTATCGCTGCCAGAAAACGAGTTCACACCCACGCACCGACAGAGGCTTACACATGAAATTCGTAGTTTGCGCTCATCATACTCGCTTAGAGCAAGCTCAACGTCTTGCAGCGTTGCTGGATGCTCATCTGCTTATTGATGGCAGTAACCACGGCGCGAACTGGAATCATCGTCGCGCTATCGAATGGGCTGCTGAGCAACCTTGCCGAGTAGTGGTGCTGGAAGACGACGCGCTTCCTGTGCAGGGCTTCACCGATAAGGTAACTGAATGGCTGGTGCGCTTCCCTGACGACATGCTGAGCTTTTATCTCGGTACCGGCCGACCGCCGCAGTATCAGAAAGAGATTGCCGGAATGCTGGTGGATGCGGATCGCATCTGTGGTGACCACATCGTATTAAGCAAACTGATTCACGGCGTATGTTATAGCCCTCCTCGGGGAAGTTTGGCGCGCATGCTCAGTACATGGAACAAAACGCTTGCAGCTGATTACGCCGTCGGTGAGGCCTTCGGTGGCCGGGTGATTTATCCGTGTTACTCGCTGGTGGATCACGCTGACCTCCAGACGGTTGAACGTCACCCTGACAACGAGCCGAGGACAGAACGCCGCCGCGCATGGAGGCTGGCATGAACAAAGAGCCCCGCGTATATGGCAGCCGATGGGATAAGGCCCGCCTGCGTTTCCTGCAGCAGCACCCACTATGTGTGATGTGCGAGCAGCAGGGGCGCATAACCCCAGCAACGGTGGTTGACCATATCGAGCCCCACAAACTCAAAGATGCGCTTAAGTCAGGCAATGCTGAGGCAATCGCCAAAGCTCAGTACCAGTTCTGGAATAAAGCCAACTGGCAGGCACTGTGCAAAGCGCACCATGACTCAACTAAGCAGAGAATGGAGAAGAGCGGCACAGTCATAGGCTGTGATGCCAACGGCTACCCGCTCGATCCTGCGTCTCACTGGAGTAAGTAATGACACAAGACCAGCAAACCATTCTGATTTTTAAGGGCCTGATTGCCTCACTGCCTGAAGAAACCCAGGAGAAAGTTAAACATGCTGAGAATGCTATTCGCCAGGTGATGACCGATTACCCTGATGGTGAGGCGGTGATTGCACTGGGTCTGGTTGGTGCCGAGCTGCAATGCGATGGCCACGAACATGTGAACAAGTGAAATCATTTCATTTGCAACCATATCAAATGAGAATGAATAGCATCATGGGTAGGGGGGGATCAAATCTTCAAAACCTTTGCCCCAAATGACCGCCGCCAAAGTTTGATTTTAACGCTAACCCGATTTTTTTAGTTTTAAGGTGTTGACATATGGCAGATAAACGAACCCGTTCCGACAGTTCGGCGGCAGCGGTTCAGGCCATGAAAAATGCAGCAGTGGACACCATCGATCCTCCGTCCCATGCAGGTTTGGAGAAAAAAGCCGAACCATTCTGGCATGACAATATCAGATCGAAAGCTCTGGACAGCTGGACGCCAGCCGACCTTTTGGCCGCCGTAGAACTGGCAAATAATCAGCTCTATATCACCGTTTTACGCAAGGATTTGCGCAAAGAAGAGCGAATTCGCGGAGAGGGCCGTGACGAAGGGCTTATCAAAGACCTACGCAAGCAGATTGTTGAGCTGCAGCGAACTATTCTGGCTCAGCGCCGTGACCTCCAGATCCATTCCCACGCAACCAACGGCGAAAGCCGCGACCAGAAGAAACGCAATCAGAATGATCGTGATGCACGAAATACCAAAAACGAGCATCAGGACCAGGACGACAACCTGATCGCCTTTCCCAAGCACGGATAAAAGACTATGACGCGAGGTGAGCGTGTAATAGCGTTCATTGAGCGCTTTTGCATCGTGCCGGAAGGCAAGCTTATCGGCCAGCCAATGAGGCTGGACCCCTTTCAGAAAGAATTCATCCTGGCGGTTTACGACAATCCAGCCGGAACGGATATGGCGATCCTCAGCATCGCCCGAAAAAATGGTAAGACTGGCCTAATTGCCGGAATTCTGCTGGCTCACCTGGTGGGGCCTGAAGCCGTGCAGAACACGCAGATTGTCAGCGGTGCACTCAGCCGGGAACAGGCGGCCATCGTTTTTAACCTTGCGGTGAAGATGGTTAACCTAAACCCCAAGCTGCAGGAGATTGTGCACATTACGCCAAGCGGCAAAAAGCTGATCGGCCTGCCGTGTAACGTCGAATACAAGGCCTTATCCGCAGAAGGTAAGACGACGCACGGCCTTTCCCCCATTCTGGCCATTCTCGATGAAACCGGGCAGGTTAGGGGACCACAGGATGATTTTATCGATGCAATAACTACGGCGCAGGGGGCCCACGAAAGCCCGCTGCTGATTGTTATCAGTACGCAGGCAGCAAACGATGCTGATCTGCTGAGCATCTGGATTGATGATGCGGTCAAATCGAAAGATCCGCACATCGTGTGCCACGTTTATGAAGCGCCAAAAGACGCTGATATCAGTAAACGCGAGTCCTGGCTGGCTGCGAACCCGGCGCTGGGAACATTCAGGTCAGAAAAAGACATGGCGCGCCAGGCTGAGAAAGCTGGCCGAATGCCAAGCTTCGAAAACACCTTCCGAAACCTCAACCTCAATCAGCGCGTTTCTACCGTATCGCCGTTTATCTCCCGCAGCGTGTGGGAGCTGTGCGGAGATATGCCGATTAACACGCCGAGGAAGTGGTACGCGGGGCTGGATCTGTCAGCCAGGAACGACTTAACGGCGCTGGTTATTGCTGGTGAAGCAGATGATGGTGTCTGGGATGTTTTCCCCTTCTTCTGGACACCGCAAAAGACTCTTGAAGAGCGAACCAAAACGGACCGCGCACCCTATGACGTCTGGGTGAGAGAGGGGTTGCTGCGCACCACGCCAGGCGCTTCGGTGGATTACTCATTCGTCGTTGCGGATATCGCTGAAATTATCGGTGATTTCGACCTTACGTCGATGGCTTTTGACCGCTGGCGCATTGACCAGTTCAGGAAGGATGCCGATGCCATTGGGCTGAGCCTCCCGCTGGTCGAGTTCGGCCAGGGCTTTAAGGATATGGGGCCAGCTGTAGACACACTGGAGTCTCTGATGCTTAACGGGCGTGTGAGGCATGGCATGCACCCCGTATTAACGATGTGTGCTGTGAATGCGGTGGTGGTGAAAGATGCTGCTGGCAACCGCAAGCTCGATAAATCCAAAGCAACGGGCCGTATTGATGGCATGGTCGCAATGACAATGTCCGTTGGTGCTGCTAATGGGGAAGTTACCGAACCGGGTGGTGACTTCGACGACTTTATTTTCCGACCGCTGAGCATGTGATGGAAGAACCTAAATACACGATTGACCTGCGAACCAATAACGGCTGGTGGGCAAGGCTGCAGTCCTGGTTTGTCGGCGGGCGTTTAGTCACCCCAAATCAGGGCTCACAGACGGGACCTGTTTCGGCCCACGGACACCTGGGCGATTCATCCATTAACGATGAACGGATACTGCAAATTTCGACGGTTTGGCGCTGCGTGAGCCTGATTTCAACGCTCACGGCATGCTTACCGCTTGATGTCTTCGAAACAGACGAGAATGACAACCGCAAAAAAGTGGGTTTGAGCAATCCGCTGGCGCGACTGCTGCGCTACTCACCGAATCAGTACATGACCGCCCAGGAATTCAGGGAGGCCATGACGATGCAGCTTTGTTTCTACGGTAACGCATATGCACTAGTGGACCGCAACAGCGCGGGTGACGTGATCAGCCTTCTCCCGCTTCAGTCTGCCAATATGGATGTGAAACTCGTCGGAAAAAAAGTGGTTTATCGCTATCAACGCGACAGCGAATACGCCGACTTTTCGCAGAGAGAGATTTTTCACCTTAAAGGCTTCGGATTCACCGGGCTGGTCGGCCTGTCACCCATTGCTTTTGCCTGTAAATCAGCAGGTGTTGCAGTTGCGATGGAGGACCAGCAGCGAGATTTCTTTGCCAACGGCGCCAAGTCTCCGCAAATCCTCTCAACCGGCGAAAAAGTGCTGACTGAACAGCAGCGTTCGCAGGTCGAAGAGAACTTTAAAGAGATAGCCGGCGGCCCGGTAAAAAAACGCCTCTGGATTCTGGAAGCGGGCTTTTCTACCTCAGCAATTGGCGTAACGCCACAGGATGCCGAAATGATGGCGTCCCGAAAATTTCAGGTCAGCGAGCTGGCGCGGTTCTTTGGCGTACCGCCTCACCTTGTCGGCGACGTTGAGAAGTCAACGAGCTGGGGATCGGGTATCGAGCAGCAGAATCTCGGCTTCCTGCAGTACACGCTGCAGCCCTATATCTCCCGGTGGGAAAACAGCATTCAGCGATGGCTGATCCCGTCTAATGATGTCGGTCGCCTGCATGCTGAGCACAATCTTGATGGTCTGCTGAGGGGCGATTCTGCCTCCCGTGCCGCGTTCATGAAGGCAATGGGAGAGTCCGGCCTCCGTACCATCAACGAAATGCGCCGAACGGACAACATGCCGCCATTACCTGGTGGCGATGTGGCGATGCGACAGGCGCAGTATGTGCCAATTACCGACTTAGGAACCAACAAAGAGCCCCGTAATGACGGGGCTTAATTTTTATGGGGGCCGTGATGCCTGAAATCGTAAAAACGCTGTCTTTCGACGAGACAGAAATCAAGTTCACCGGTGACGGGAAGCAGGGGATTTTCGAAGGCTATGCCTCAGTTTTCAATAACACCGATTCCGATGGCGACATCATTCTGCCCGGGGCGTTTAAGAACGCACTGGCGAACCAGACCCGCAAAGTGGCGATGTTTTTCAACCACAAGACGTGGGAGCTGCCGGTTGGTAAATGGGACAGCCTGGCCGAAGACGAAAAAGGCCTGTATGTGCGCGGTCAACTTACCCCAGGGCACAGCGGCGCCGCCGACCTGAAAGCTGCAATGCAGCACGGTACGGTTGAGGGTATGTCGGTTGGCTTTTCCGTTGCGAAAGACGATTACACCATCATTCCAACAGGCCGCATTTTTAAGAATATCCAGGCTCTGCGCGAAATCAGCGTCTGCACTTTCCCCGCCAACGAACAGGCTGGCATCGCAGCCATGAAAAGTGTCGATGGCATTGAAACGATTCGTGATGTGGAGAACTGGCTGAGGGATTCAGTCGGGCTCACCAAATCACAGGCAGTTGGGTTAATAGCCCGGTTTAAGTCAGCGATTCGGAGCGAGTCCGAGGGCGACGGAAACGAAGCACAAATCAACGCTCTGCTTCAGAGCATTAAATCTTTCCCTTCCAATTTAGGTAATTAATTATGTCTGAACTCGCTCTCATTCAAAAAGCAATCGAAGAATCCCAGCAGAAAATGACCCAGCTGTTCGATGCGCAGAAAGCTGAAATCGAAAGCACGGGCCAGGTTTCCAAACAGCTGCAGTCCGACCTGGCAAAAGTACAGGAAGAACTGTCCAAATCCGGTACCCGCCTCTTCGATCTGGAACAAAAACTGGCTTCCGGTGCTGAAAATCCGGGTGAGAAGAAATCCTTCTCTGAACGTGCCGCTGAAGAGCTCATCAAGTCATGGGACGGCAAACAGGGCACCTTCGACGCGAAGACGTTTAACAAGTCTCTCGGCAGTGACGCTGATTCTGCTGGCTCACTGATCCAGCCGATGCAGATCCCTGGCATCATCATGCCGGGCCTGCGCCGTCTGACTATTCGTGACCTGCTGGCTCAGGGCCGAATTTCCAGCAACGCTCTCGAATACGTGCGTGAAGAGGTGTTTACCAATAACGCCGACGTAGTGGCAGAGAAGGCGCTTAAGCCAGAGTCAGATATCACCTTCAGCAAACAGACCGCGAACGTAAAGACCATCGCGCACTGGGTGCAGGCATCACGTCAGGTGATGGACGATGCGCCAATGCTGCAGTCCTACGTTAACAACCGCCTCATGTACGGTCTGGCACTGAAGGAAGAAGGCCAGCTGCTGAACGGCGACGGCACCGGGGATAACCTGGAAGGTCTGAACAAAGTGGCAACCGCCTACGACACCTCGCTGAATGCAACCGGCGACACCCGCGCCGACATTATCGCTCACGCCATTTATCAGGTGACAGAGTCTGAGTTTAGCGCTTCCGGTATCGTCCTGAACCCGCGCGACTGGCACAACATTGCGCTGCTGAAAGACAACGAAGGCCGCTATATCTTCGGTGGTCCTCAGGCGTTTACCAGCAACATCATGTGGGGCCTGCCGGTGGTACCGACCAAGGCACAGGCAGCGGGTACCTTCACTGTGGGCGGTTTCGACATGGCATCTCAGGTCTGGGATCGCATGGATGCCACCGTAGAAGTCAGCCGCGAAGATCGCGACAACTTCGTGAAAAACATGCTGACCATCCTGTGTGAAGAACGCCTTGCGCTGGCGCACTATCGCCCGACGGCAATCATCAAGGGCACTTTCTCTTCTGGCTCATGATGGAGGAGGGCGGGGTAACCCGCCCTTTTAACGTATGGCGATAGATGTTTTGGATGTAATTAGCCTCCCCCTTTTCAAACAGCAGATTGAGTTTGAGGAGGATGACAGGGACGAGCTGATCACGCTGTACGCACAGGCAGCCTTTGACTACTGCTACCGGTGGTGTGATGAACCGGCATGGAAAGCGGCAACTGACATTCCTGCAGCAGTGAAGGGCGCCGTACTGCTGGTGTTTGCGGACATGTTCGAGCACAGGACCGCGCAGAGTGAAGTACAGCTTTATGAGAACGCCGCCGCAGAACGGATGATGTTCATCCATCGCAACTGGCGCGGTAAATCTGAACCTGAGGAGGGCTCCTGATGGAACCTGGACGATTCAGGCACCGGGTAAAAATTCTCACCTTCACGACTTCGCGCGATCCATCTGGTCAGCCGGTTGAATCGTGGACTAGTGGCAACACGGTCCCGGCTGAGGTAAAGGGGATCAGCGGCAGAGAGCAGCTTTCAGGCGGCGCGGAAACGGCGCAGGCAACCATTCGCGTCTGGATGCGCTTCAGGTCAGAGCTGAACGCCTCTTCTCGTCTGGAAGTGCTCAGCGGCCCGTATAAAGGTCAGGTGCTAAATATCATCGGTCCTCCTGTAGCAAATGCGACCGCCACTCGCCTGGAAATTCTTTGCAAAACGGGAGCTGAAAAATGATTGAGACGGGCCTCGATTTTTCCGGGCTGAATGACATCGCAAAGGATCTGGAGGCGCTTAGCCGCGCTGAAAACAACAAGGTTCTGCGTGATGCCACGCGCGCCGGAGCCGAAGTGCTTAAGCAAGAAGTGATCGCCCGCGCTCCCGTGCGTACCGGGAAACTGAAAAAAAACGTGGTGGTGGTGACCCAAAAAAGCCGCCGCCACGGGGACATTTCTTCCGGTGTCCACATTCGTGGTGTCAACCCGCGTACCGGAAACAGCGATAACACGATGAAGGCGAATAACCCGAGAAATGCCTTTTACTGGCGGTTCGTCGAAATGGGTACGGTGAATATGCCGCCACATCCGTTTGTGCGACCCGCTTACGATACGCGCGAGGAAGAGGCCGCCAGCGTCGCCATTGCTAGGATGAATCAGGCTATTGATGAGGTGTTGAGCAAGTGAATGAAGATGATATCTACGCTTTGCTTTCTCCCCTGGCAGAAGGGCGGGTATATCCCTACGTTGCGCCATTAGGTAGCGACGGAAAACCGTCTGTCTCGCCACCCTGGATTATCTTTTCCATCGTCGATGATGTTTCCGCTGACGTGCTGTGTGGCCAGGCAGAGAGCAGGGTTTCCGTTCAGGTCGATGTGTATTCCACTTCGATCGCTGAATCACGCTCCCTGAGAGATTTGGCGCTCGCTTCGCTTAAGCCGTTAAACCCTACAGAGGTGGTAAAAATCCCCGGGTACGAGCCAGATTATCGGCTCTACCGTGCCACCCTGGATTTTAAAGTTACCCCCTGACAATTAATTCACCCAACGAACCCGCCTGATGGCGGTTTTTCTTTTTCCAGGAGACAGCTATGTCTGCACTTTATGAAAAATCGCAGCTGACGAAGATCCTTATTTCCTCTCTGCCAGCCACCAAAGAAACGATGGATTCCGCAACCTTCCTCGATCTGAGTTGCACCATCAAAGAAATTCAGTTCACCGGTGGTCAGAAGCAGGATATCGACGTAACGACGCTTTGCTCGACCGAGCAGGAGAACATTAACGGTCTGCCTTCTCCGTCAGAAATCTCTCTGTCCGGAAACTTCTACAAGAATCCGGCGCAGGACGCCTTGCGTGATGCGTATGACAACGATACTACCTACGCGTTCCAGGTTATCTTCCCGTCCGGCAAGGGCTTTAAGTTCCTGGCTGAAATCCGCCAGCACACCTGGTCTTCCGGTACCAACGGCGTAGTGGCGGCAACGTTCTCCCTGCGCCTGAAAGGTAAGCCTGAAAGCATCGAGTCTGGCTCCTGAGAGGTCGCATGAAGAATATTAAAAATCTCGCCCTGGCTAAGATGTCGGGTTTTCGTCATAAGACGGTCGCCGTTCCTGAGTGGGAAGGCGTCAAAGTGGTTCTCCGTGAGCCGTCAGGTGAAGCCTGGCTGCGCTGGCAGGAGGTGGTGAAATGGGGTGCCGACGATGAAAATGTGTCGGTATCGGAAAAGGCGCACCGTAATCTTTGCGCTGACGTGGTGCTCTTCATTGACGTCCTGTGCGACACCGATAAGCAACCGGTATTCAGCGTAGACGAAGAAGAGCAGGTGCGTGAAATCTACGGCCCCGTCCATTCACGCCTGCTCAAACAGGCTCTTGACCTGATCAACAATGCGGACGAAGCGCGGGAAAAGTCTCAACCCCCGGCGTAAAGTTTCTGATGTCGCTTGCGCTCCGGATGGGGCGCACGCTCTCAGAGCTTCGGCAGAATATGACGGCAAGCGAGCTTCTGATGTGGATTGAGTTCGACAGGCAAAGTCCGGTTGGCGATATCCGTGGCGACATTCAGGCAGCCCAGCTCGTCTCTGCCATCTACGGTTCGCAGGGGGCAAAAGTACCGCTGGACGATGCGATCCTGCGATGGGGTGGCGATGAGCAATCAGAACCGAAGGACCCGTTTGCAGGGCTTGAGGCTGCTTTATCAAACGCAGCGGCAACTAATTAAATGCTAAAGTCAAAAAATAGAATTTCGAATTTCCTTTGCTCACGTTTATGTATTTTAATAACCTCCTTACTTCTGGAGGTGTGAAAATGAAAAAGGTAGTTGGTATTTTATTAGTTATGTTCGCCGTTACTGGATGTAAATCTTTAGACTCAGTTAGGGCTACAAAGCCTGTAAACATTGGGGGATCTGATAAGAGCGTTAACTCATTCTCATCTTGTGTCTCTGGGAAGTGGGCTGGAAATGGAACACCAGTAACTTCCTTGCCGCTTGAAAATGGCATAAGCATACTCGTCCCTCAGGCAATGGGGGGTTATGACGTAGTTCTTGACGTAACAGAAAATAATGGGAAAACAAGTTACGTGCTCTACGAAAGAGTGCCCTCAATGACATCCGACTCATATGAGAAAACGGTATTATCTTGTAGATAAGAAAACATAGATAAAACAGACCCGCTCCGGCGGGTTTTTTTTCGCCTGGAGAAATGTGATGGCAACATTACGTGAATTGATTATTAAAATTTCCGCTAACTCGCAATCATTCCAGACGGAAATTTCCCGCGCCTCACGAATGGGGCAGGATTATTACCGCACTATGCAGAATGGTGGTCGGCAGGCCGCTGCTGCTGCCAGAGAGAGCGAAAGGGCGCTCTCTGATTTGACTGCCGGATTTGCATCTGCTGGAAGGGCTGCCGCCGCAGCTACGGCAGCTTTTGCAACGGGTAAAATTGTGCAGATTGCTGATGAGTGGAACTCCGTAAACGCTCGCCTTAAACAGGCATCATCTTCTGCTGATGATTTTGCCGCTTCACAGCGTCAGTTAATGGAAATCAGCCAAAGAACCGGCACGGCATTTTCAGATAACGCAAACCTTTTTTCCCGCGCAGCAGCCTCAATGCGCGAGTACGGTTATAGCTCTGACGAAGTTCTGAAAATTACAGAAGCTGTCTCTACCGGCCTCAAACTTTCTGGGGCTAACACCCAGGAAGCGAGTTCTGTTATCACTCAATTCAGCCAGGCGCTCGCACAAGGCGTTCTTCGTGGTGAAGAATTTAATGCCGTTAACGAAGCCGGTGATCGGGTAATCCGCGCTCTGGCTGCGGGAATGGGTATAGCCCGTAAAGACCTCAAGAGCATGGCTGACCAGGGACAGCTTACGATCGATAAGGTTGTCCCAGCTTTAATGAGCCAGTTAGGAGCATTGCAGGGCGAATTTGCCAGCATGCCACAAACGGTTTCTGGATCCCTTCAAAAAGTAACTAACTCATTCATGGCCTGGGTGGGCGGTGTAAACCAGGCAACCGGTGCTACTGATGCGTTGTCTGGCGGATTGGATAATGTTGCCCAGACGCTTGATTCTTTTACTTCATCAGCAGTGAGCGGCGCGCTTAGTGACGTTGCTGACAATATGTCAACAATTACAACAGTCGCTGGGGCGCTTGTTGGCGTGGGACTGGCACGCTACCTAAGCGGAGTTGTAACCAGTGCCACGAGTGCAACAGGTGCGCTAATTTCAGCTGCGAAATCAGAGGTTGCCCTTGCAGTCGCACAGGATAAAGCGGCGCAGTCTGCTGTTGCGGCTTCCAGGGCTGAAGTTTATCGGGCTCAGCAAGCAGTACAGAGTTCAAGAAGTGCAGATGTTCAGGCGGCTCAGCAAGAAAAGGTCGCGGCGGCTGAAGCAAAAGTCACTGCGGCCCATACCAGACTGACTACCGCTCTTGCCAGTGGTACAGCTACGGAAAAGGTGCGAGCCAGAACAGCACTTGAACGCGCGCAGGCAGGGCTGGTAGCAGCTAAAAATGCCGACGCTCAGGCTGTCGCTGAAAGGCGTCTGGCTGCCGCTCAGGCTGCTTTAAACCGTAACATCTCAAATCGTGTTTCGACTCAAAGCAATCTCAATAGCGTAACATCTGTCGGCACTCGCCTGATGAGTGGTGCGCTTGGCCTGATTGGCGGCGTGCCGGGTCTGGTGATGCTGGGAGCAGGAGCCTGGTATGCGATGTATCAGAATCAGGAGCAGGCTCGGCGTTCGGCGCAGGAATACGCCACCACGATTGATGAAGTCAGTAAAAAGTCGAAGGCAATGTCTTTACCTGAAGCTTCAGACAATGCTGAGAAAACGCGCGCAGCATTGAATGAGCAGAACAGGCTGATAGATGAACAAAAGAGCAAGATAGAAAATCTGAAAGAGCAGATAGCTGGTTATCAGTCAGTGATCAGTAATCCCGGTCCAACGACCAGCGGTGGTTTCATGATTAACCACCTGACATCTTTGGATACCGTGACCCGTGGACTGGCTACAGCCACTGAACAGTTATCTGTTGAGCAGGAAAGGCTTGCCCAGATGCAGGAGAAATCTGCCTCTATCCAACAGGTTCTTGAAGGTCTTGAGCATCGGCGTGTGACGCTAATTCGGGAGGAGGCAGCGAATCAGAACCGGGCTTATCAATCACTTCTGTTGATGAATGGGCAGCACGATGAACTTAATCGATTACTCGGACTGGGTAACCAACTCCTTATGGCGCGTCAGGGGCTGGCTAACGTCCCGCTCAGACTTCCGCAGGCCGATCTCGACAAAAAGCAAACCGATGCCCTCGAAAAGAGCCGCCGGGATCTGGAGTTGTCACGCCTGAAGGGTGAAGCAAAAGAGCGCCTGCGACTGAGTTATGCAGCCGATGACCTGGGATTAACCAGTGATCCGCAATTCCAGACAGGCCGTCAGGAGTTGATTAATAACGGTCTTGCTGAATGGCGGAATAATGAGGCCAACAAACCTAAGGCGAAGGGCGGTAAAACCGAAGGCGAGAAAACCGAGGATGTGTATAAGCGCCTTATCAAGCAGCAAAAAGAGCAGATTGCCCTGCAAGGCCAGAATACTGAGCTGGCGAAGGTTAAATACCAGGTCAGCCAGGGGGAACTTGCTTCTCTGACGGAAGCCCAGAAAAAGACGGTATTGCAGAATGCTGCACTGATTGACCAGGTTAAATTGCGTGAGCAACTGCGAAATTACGAAGCCAACCTTGCCGACAGTAACGCCAGCGCCCGAGCAGCCAATGAAGCGCAACTGCTGGGATACGGGCAGGGAACCAGGTTCCGTGAAAGACTTCAGGAGCAGTTCAATCTGCGTAAGGAGTTTGAGCAGAAGAATACCGATCTTCTCCGCCAGCGTCAGGCTGGTGAAATCGACGAGACGTTCTATCAGCAGGGGCTGGCACTTAATAAGCGCTACCTCGAAGAGCGCCTGCGCGACCAGGAGGGATATTACGCAGCTTCTGATGCGCAGCGTGACGACTGGATGACGGGACTGTCTGAGGGTTATGCGAACTGGGTGGACGAAGCCACTGATTATTCTTCCATGGCCGCTGACGGCATGAAGCAGGCCATGGGTGGCGCGGTCACCACGATCACCGACATGCTCAATGGCAACGTTGACAGCTGGAAGGACTGGGGCGTGAGCGTACTGAAGATTATCCAGAACGTTCTGGTGAACATGGCTGTTGCTAATGGCGTCAGCTCAATTGGATCACTGTTCAGTTTTGGTGCCTCGTCAGCCGCAACCGCCAGCAGCGGTACCGCTATTCAGAATGCTGGCGCGAACTTCACATTTAATGCGAAGGGTAATGTGTACGACTCTCCGTCCCTGAGCGCTTACAGCAATGGCGTTTTTCAGACGCCTCAGCTGTTTGCTTTTGCTAAAGGCGCAGGGGTTTTTGCCGAGGCTGGTCCGGAAGCCATTATGCCGCTTACGCGCGCCGCTGATGGTTCGCTTGGCGTTCGGGCAGTTGGTACTCCGCAGGTCTCTGGTGGCGTGCCTTCAGTTAACTTCGGCGATATCAATATTCAGGGCGGATCTCCACAGGCGTCCAGTCAGGGTACTGCCGGAGCAGCAGGCAGGCAGCTTAAGGATGCCATCACTGGTGCCATTAACGAACAGGCCAGCATGCCGGGCTCGCCTCTGTGGCGATTAATCAAGGGAGTTTAACCATGGCAGTCGAAACCTTCAGCTGGTGCCCAAAGGTTACCTCTCAGGTTGATACAAGTTTTCGTACCCGAAAGGCGCAGTTTGGCGATAGCTATACACAGGTGGCCGGGGACGGCATCAACCCGGTAACACCTCAGTGGAGCGTGAGCTTTACCGGCGACGAGGCTTACATTCAGGCCATTAAAAACTTTCTGAACAGACATGCAGGGTGGAAGTCATTTATCTGGAAGCCACCGCTTGAGCCTTCTGGTTTATGGCGCGCGGAATCCTTCCAGATATCTACCCACGGCAACAAAAAATACACCCTCAGCAGCACATTCATACAGGCATACCATCCATGAGTATTTCATCTGATGTCCAGAAACTGGAACCGGGTAAACGCGTCCGCCTGATCGAGGTGGACGGCTCAGCGTTCGGTGCGGGTATTCTTCGCTTTCACAACGAGACAATCCCGCATACCGAGGCGGAAATCATCGCCTCAGGCGGCGACGAGTCAAAACTTGAGCCGAAGTCGGTGTGGTGGCAGGGGCAGGAGTATGGCGCGTGGCCGTATGAACTGACCGGCATATCTGTAAGCAGTGACGGCCAGAGTTCACGGCCGTCACTCACTGTTGCAAACATCAGCGGTACGATTGGCGCGCTGTGCCGCAGGTTTCAGGGGATGGCTAAAGCAAAGGTGATCATCCATGACACCTTCGCTCACTACCTGGACGCAAGAAATTTTCCTGACGGGAACCCAACTGCGAATCCCAACGAGGAGCGCAAACAGGTTTATTACATCGACCGTAAATCAGGATCAGACGATGAAACCGTAGAGTTTGAGCTTTCCAGTCCAGCCGATTTGCGCGGGCAACTCATTCCGACCCGGCAAATTCAGCCAATGTGCACGTGGTGCATGCGGGGCTGGTACAAAACGGGGAACGGCTGCACCTACGCCGGGCAAAACGGCTGGTTCGATAAAGACGGTAACCGGGTGGACGATCCTTCACAGGATGTTTGCTCCGGATTGCTGTCAACGGGCTGTAAACCTCGCTTCGGAGAGAATGAACAGCTGGATTATGGCGGGTTCCCCGGCGCTTCACTTCTGAGAGGATAATCATGCGCGACAAAACAGTTAGCGCCATTCTGGCGCATGCCGCCGCATCCTTCCCCGAGGAGTGCTGTGGCGTGGTTATTCAGAAGGGGCGGGTGGAGAAATACATCCCCTGCAAAAATAATGCTGAGTCGCCGACTGAGCAATTTGAACTTAATCCTGAGGATTATGCGGCCGCCGAAGAGCAGGGCACTGTGGTGGCGATCGTCCACAGCCATCCCGGCGACGGGGCAACAACTCAGCCGAGCGAGCTCGACATGCTGATGTGTGATGCCACGGAACTGCCCTGGATTATTGCATCGTGGCCGGAGGGCGACATTCGCACCGTCATGCCTCGCGGAGACCGTCCCCTCACAGGGCGTCAGTTTGTACTCGGGTATGCAGACTGCTGGTCTCTCATCATGGACTATTTCCGCATCGAGCACGGCATTGAACTGCCCAACTACAGCGTAGATCGCCACTGGTGGGAGCAGGGTGAAAACCTCTATATGGATAACTGGCAGGAATGCGGTTTCCGTGAGTACGACGGTCCCGCTCAGCCAGGTGACATGGTTATCATGCAGGTTCAGTCCACCGTCCCGAACCATGCCGGGATTTTTCT